GGGTTAGAGGACGGATCAGCAGGGCGATCAGTAAGTCGATCAAGGAGAGTTAGTCGATCCCGCAGTATTTCTTCATGCTTGATATGTAGTTGTCAAAGAGCTGCGCGCCATCCTGCGCTAAAACGTGTGATTTCTCGAACGGCTCAGGAACAAAGTTGGGTTTCGGGTTTTTGATAATGATTTCACCGGACCACTCACCATGCTGTCTTAGAGCAAAGGTTTGGAGCTCAATCTTAGCGATTTCCGCGTGGTTGATCATTTTTCGACATTCTGAATCCGTCATCGACCAAACTGTCGATCCCCACGTCAAAAACAACAGTGTAGTCAGCCTCTTCATCGAAAGCACCTCATGAAAATCAGAATTCTAAAGAACACGCATCATCGCGTGTCCTCTGCCATTTCGCAAGGTTTCAAGGCCGGCGGGGAACCGAACCTGCCGAAATCCACAGCCGAAGCGTTGATCGCCAAGGGCGATGCTGAGGCCATCAACCCGTCCGAACAAGGAGAACATCATGCCAACGGGTAATCAGACCACACGTTTGGTCATTCAACTTGGTGACGGGGGCGACCCGACCGAAAATTTCGCACACACCTGTGGCGCGAATAGCTTCGGAGTCACGCTGACAAACAATTTGGGCGAAAACACAGTCCTGGACTGCACAGATCCGCTGGATGTGCCAGCGGCCATCGTTCGCCATTTGGAAAGTCAAGACACAAGCGTGACTATCAGCGGCATGGTGACGACCGAAGCTTGGCCGACCTGGCGGGGTTGGGCCGATGCTGGCGACGAAAAGAATATTCGCGTTTTCCTTGATGAAAGCGCCGCCAACAATGGCGGGCACTGGGAACTGCCGGCCTACTGTCAGCAACTTGAATTGAATAAGGAAAGCTCTGGCAAGGTCACGTTTACTGCGACTATCAGCGGTGCCGGTCAACGGACCTGGACGGATGCCACCTGATGGACGTCGTTCTTGAGTGGGCCGGAAAGGAACGGCTTTTCCGGCTCAAATTCGGCGACGTCATGGACCTTGAACAGGCCTGCGGTGAAGCTATTGGCACGATTTTTGCATCTGTCTCTGGCGGAAGTTTCAAGGTCGGATATGTCTATCATACACTTCGATTGGCCCTCATCAGCGGCGGTCTGTCTGTTATGGACACAAAGCGTTTGGTCTCCAATCAGTTCGATGCTCATCCCTACATGACGCACGCGTCTGTGGCCGGCGAAATTCTGGCAAATCTGATGGTTGGTATCGAACCGTCGGAAAAGGAGAGCAGCGGCGAACCGGAACCGATCGTCTTCTCGGATGTCAGTCAGATTTGCCGAGCTTTCAACATGTCGCCATTGGATCTGCGCGAAATGCGCTATTCGGATTTTGCGAACATGGTGCGTGGGTTCAATGCCGGCTCTGAAGCCAAAGCTGATCACATCACCGAAGAAGAATTCATGGACATTCTGAATCGGTACGAGCCAGGAGCTGAAGATTAATGCAGGCCGTGGAAGATAAACTTGTCGTCCGTATGGAGGCAGCCCTAGCAAAATTTGAACGCCAGATGGCGCGCGGCCGCAAGGTGGCTGTCGATAGTGCACAGGGATCTAGCGATGCCTGGAAACGTGCCGGCAACCAGATTGCCGCAAACGCCAACCGCGCGACGACAGGACTTCAGCGGCTTACCAATGTGTCAGGTGCAGGTCGGTTTGTTCTGCAAAATACGGCAAACCAGATCGGTGATATTGCCGTTCAAATGGGGAGCGGAACTAATGCCGCGCGTGCGTTCGGGCAGCAAATGCCTCAGTTACTCGGCGGATTTGGCGCCATGGGTGGCACTCTCGGGGTGGTGGCGCCTCTCTTGGGAACGGTCGCAGCTTTGGGAATTCCCGTTGCGGCAGCTCTGTTTTCTATGGGCGAAGAAGCCCAGACAGCGGAAGAAAGGATCAAGGCGCTCAAAGACAGTATTTCGGAGTTGGACAGGGCGCAGGGCCTCAGTGTGCAATCTGCAGGAGATCTACTGGACCAATACGGCGGATTGGCCGATGAGGCACGAAAGGTGTTTGAGATAAACCGCCAAATTGCCTCGATTCGTGCTCAGGGCGCTTTGGATGACGTTGCCCGCGGCGTCGCCTCAGATTTGGGTGTAGAGGGGGTTTTTGGGTTCGGGCCTGAAGAGATTAGGAACCTTGAAGATACAATTGCAGCTCTGGAAACAGAGCGAGAGGAGCTGAGTAAGGCGTTTCAGCTGACGGATGAGGAATTTGCCGCCGCGAACAAGAGGATCGATGAGATCAGTGAGAGCATTTCAGCTCTGCAATCCGTTCGCACAGAAATCGGAGACATCGGAGACGCGCTCGGAGTAACTGATGAAGCTGCCGCGAGTATCGTCGAGCAGTTTGCCGCAGTGGGACAGGCGCGTGGACCTCGGGAGCAGGCGCAGGCGATGAGTGACCTGGCCGACTTCATTTTTGGCGCGTCCAATAATCTCAAAGATGCATCGGAAGAAGGTGAGGAGCTATACGATCGGTTGCGTGAGGCCGTTATCCAGGCTTTGGAACTTGCGAAAATAGACATCGCTGGCGAAATCGGAAAAGGCGCGGATGAGGCCGCCAGACTGGCTGACAATTTAGCCCGAGCCCGGGCGGAACAAATCGACGGAATCACTGGAGGAAATCCCGACTTTTTTGATCCTCGAAACGAAAGCGGTCACTCAGGCCAAAATCTAGAGGATCGGGGTGTTCCAAAGCAAAATCGACCAGGATTGAAGCCTCCAAAATCAAGAAGTGGCGGAGGTCGATCAGCCCGACTGCCAGACGAAATGCGTGAAGCCCAGCGACTGTTCCAGGACACACGGACTGACGCGGAGAAGTATGCAGCTGAAGTCGAGCGCATCAATGAATTGCATCGCCTCTTCCCTGAAGTTGTCACTGAAGAGGTTCGCGACCGCGCACTTGGTGCACTGAATCAGAGCGCGAAAAACCTCAAACAGGAGATTGAGTCCGTCAACGACGCATTCGCGTAAACCTTCACAGACATCATTACGGGTGCTGCTAGTGCGAGCGAAGCGCTTTCACGGCTGCTGGCCAACTTCGCCGGTGTTTTGGCGCAAACCGGTTTTCAATCGCTCGGGAACTTTGCCTTGGGTGCGATTGGCATTCCTGGATTTGACGGCGGCGGTTCTACAGGCAATGCGCCACGAGCAGGCGGACTGGATGGCAAGGGCGGTTTTCTAGCGATGTTGCATCCTCGGGAGACTGTATTCGATCATACAAAAGGCCAAGGTATGGCTGGCGTGCAGATGGTCAATCACTACAGCATCGATGCGCGTGGCATGCCTGTGTCCGATCTTGAAGCGATGCTTGACAGACGAGAGACGAAGACCGTTCGAAAGGCGGTTACCGCAGTAGCACAAGCCCGACAGCGCGGTATGGCAGTATGACAACTTACCCTTTCCCGTCGGTCCAGGGTACCAGAGTTCGACGAACACTGGCATCAGCCGCTGTGCCGCTGACCTCACCATTCACGGGAACTCAGCAAATTCAGGATTGGGGTGGCGAGTGGTGGGAATGCAGCATTGACCTCAAAGTCGAGCGGGAGGCCGAAGGTCGCGCCCTGTCGGCATTCTTCGCCAAGCTGAAGGGCATCGTGAACACTTTCACGATCACTGACCCTTCGATCTGCCAATTGGAAAACTACGGGACCGTGCTGGTGAATGGCGCAGGTCAGTCTGGTAACACCCTGGTGACGGACGGCTGGACAGCGATTGGCCTGAAGGCCGGTGATTTCATCTCGTTGGGTTCAGGTGAAGATACGCGGCTCTATCAGCTAACGGCTGACGTCGTTCCGTCCGGCGGCGGTGCAACGCTGGAATTTGTGCCAGCGCTTCGATCTTCGCCCGGAGACAACACAATCGTTGAGGTGAATAGCCCACAGGTCCTTCTGCGCGCAACTTCACCGGTCCCCAGCGATATTCGGGGCGGTCGCCTGTATCAGTTCAGCTTTTCTGCACGCGAGGCGATATGACCCGTGAAATGACGCCGGAATTCGAGGCTGCGCTCCTCGAGCAGAACCTGCGTGTCTGTATGTTTTTCGAGGGACAATTCCCGAGCGGCAATATCTACCTGTGGACCGGGCTTGGCGAGGTCGACTGGAACGGTCAAACTTGGCTTGGGGCTGGAAACCTGATCGGTGTCAGCGAGGTATCCGAAACCTCCGACGTGGTGGCCAACGGGATTTCTGTCACGTTGTCAGGCGTGCCCGTTTCGTTGATCTCACTCGTGATCGACGATGCTCAGCAGGGGCTTCCGGGCAAGGTCTATGTTGGTCTGTTGGATGAGAGCGGAGACGTGATTGCGGATCCGGTTCAGTCCTTTGCGGGTCGGCTGGATGTTCCCACCATCACCGACGGCGCCGAAACCTGCACGATCCAGATCAGCTATGAAAGCCGCCTGGTGGATCTGCTGAAGCCTCGTGAGTTTCGCTACACACACGAGAGCCAAAAGATCTTCTATCCGTCGGATCGTGGTTTTGAGTTCGTCACATCTCTTCAGGACAAGGCTCTGACATGGGGCGATTGATCAGATGTGAGAATTGGCCAATTCGATTGGAAACGGCAATCGACGCCGCTCGGTCAAAACCATTCAAATGGGGCACTCATGACTGCGTGACGTGGGCTTCGGATGTGGTTCGATCGATGACCGGCGTTCGATACAGGTTTGACGTGTCATACGACAGCCGGGAGGGCGCAGACCGTGAAGTTCGTCGACTTGGCTTTGCGTCGTTGAGCGACGCCGTGTCGTCAGTCCTGGTTCCGCTGGAATCGCCTTTGGTCGCACAGCGGGGCGACATAGTTCAGCACCGGATCGGCTCGCTCGGTGTATGTATTGGCTCGGAGGCCATGTGTCTGCGCGCTCGCGGCCTCATCGCCGTGTCATTCCTAACCTGCCTTC